AAACGGTGAACCCGTCGCCCCACTTCACCTTCGAGAACTGGTCGGCCATCAGAGGTCAGCCACCCAGGACGCGCCCGTTTCGGTTGCCGTTGTCATAGATCGAAGGTTAGGGCTTTGCCAGTCAACCCGTGAAGATCCCCGTCGTCGTCCACGCTGAATATCCGAGCACCAGACGCGTCGTACACAGTGAACCGTTCGCCGCCAGAGCCAGCATTGAACTCGGCCATCTCGTGGCCGACGGCGGTCTGGATTGCGAACGAGTAGGAACTGCCAACCTGTAGCGACACACCGCCGTTGTGGCACGCAATGAAGAGATCGGAATCAGCCTCTATTTGTCCCAGTCCGCCACTGCCCAGAGCGGTGAGCAGGAAGTCGGCGTTATCGGACGAGAGGTTGATATCGTCAGCAGCTTCGATGATGATGGGGCCGGTGTTGGACTCGATAAGCACCCCGAGCGTGCTGTCGTCAATGATGCGAAGCCCGTATCCGTTCGGGCCCGCACTAGACGTATTCCAGTACATCCAGTCCCCCGCTTGAGGATAGGTCTCGAACTGGATGCCGCCGCCGGCGACGGCGGTGCCGCCGCTGGTGCCGACGTCCTCCCAGGCGATGTGGACGGGGTCGACGCCGCCGTGCCGGTGATCCCTACCGTGGATCGCTGGCTTCTTCACCGCCACTAGGTCAGCCCTGACGAGTCGTTGTAGTAGCCGGCCGGTGACACGTCCAGCGTCAACTTCACGTCATGGTAGTCCTCGTTGAGCGGGGTCACGTCGTAGTGGACGCCCTCGATGAAGAACGGCTCGGCGGTGAAGCCGCCGCCGCCCGGGAACGCGACGGTCACCAGGACACGGTCGCTGATCTCGGCGTTGCAGAGGAACGTCCAGTTCGGCGTCGCGTGCGCGCTCGACGGGTCGATCGCGCGGAAGCCGAGCTGGCTGATCCGGTTCTGCGGGGACGCCATGTTGTTGATCCAGTACTGCGCGAACGCCTTGCATTCGTCCTTCGCGCTGTTGCCGGTCGTCGTGCCCTCGAGGATCACGAGGTCGGTCGCCGACCAGGAGCGGATCCCGTAGAACCCCTGCGATGTCAGGTCGCGCACGGTTTGGCCGGGGACGTCGGCGTCGAGGATTCCGGACGGTGTGCAGGTCGCCTGGTTGATGATCTTCGACAGGCCACGGTTGAACGCGAGCTCGCGGATGTGGGCGGTGTGGTTCAAACCGTCGGCGGCGACCGCGGCGGCGTCGCCGGCCTTCCATTCCGTGAACACCCAGTCGCCGGTTGCGGCGACATCCTCCGGCGTGAACTTCGCCATCCTGCCGTGGAACGTCACGTAGCCCTCGCGGCTGACATAGACGTTTCCGAGCCCGGGGAATTCGGCGTCCGCGGCGTCTCTGACGATCGACAGCAGACTGTCGCCGCTGGACGCCATCTGATCGGCGCAGCTGACGTTGCCGGAAAAGATCCGTGACATCGACGTGTCCCAGCCGGCGTCGGCGAGCGCCTGCAAGATCCGGTCGTCGACCGCTTTCGCTTCGTAGAACACGTCGCCTTCCTGGTCGGCGCTGACCTCGTTCCCGAACGCCGGCGCCGGGTCACCCGCCGCCGAGCCGGTCAGCTCGATCGCCTCGAGGATCGCGAACGCGTCGACGCAGTTGATCGTCAGCCGGTTCACCTTCAACGACGGGTCGACGGTGTAGTCGAAGTCCTCGATGAAGCCGCGAAACAGGGGCTTCCAGTTGTCGCTGACGGGGTTGTGGAGCGCGATCGCGATTTGCAGCAACGGCTCGATCTGCCCGTAGTAGGGGCCGACGGCGTTCGTCGGGTCGAGGATCCCGTCGACGTCGTTGATGACGACCGACGCGCGACCGGTGTCGGTCTGGTCGAGCTCGTACTGGCGGCCCCGGTCGATCGTGTACGACGCGACGAGGTTGTCGGTGCTGTCGATCCGCGTCCACGTCGGGTCGGGCTCGAGCGCCGGGTCGTTGAGCGCGATGCTCACCCCTTCCCACGCCACCTCAGCGGCCCGCGTTCTTGCCGCGCCGCGAACCGCCTGACCGGTTCTGCTCCTTCACGAGCGCGTTCTTCAGCGACGGAATGTCGGTGACGCCGTGAACGTGGACGACGCCGACGTGCATGTCGCCCTTGCCGCCGGCGCCGGCGAGCGCGAACTGGCCGGTCTGGCCGGCGACGCGGCCACTATGGCCGATCCGGGCGATCCGGCCGCGGGCGGCGCGCATCTGATCCGGCGACAGGCCGAGCCCGGCCAGGATCCGGTCGGTGTCGGCGGCGACACCGAAGCGGGCCCGGTTCTTCGTCTGGTGGTTCTTCAGCTCGTCGTTGACGCCGTCGAGCATCTCCTTGATCTTCGCGCGCACGTCCTTCGGGACGAGCCCGTCCGACAGCACCTTGCGGATCCGGGCGAGCGTCCCCCTCGTCTTCCCCTCGATCGACGTGCCCTGGACGGCCTCGCCGATGTTCGCGAGCCGCTTCTTCAGGTTCGCGACGCCCGGCGTGCGCTCCTCGCCTTCGCTGGTGAGGCCGAGCGCCCGAAACTGGCGGCTCGTGCGCGCGTCTATCCGGTTCTGGCGCTGCTGCTCCGCGGTGTCCTTGATCTGCCCCTCAACCGTCAGCAGTTGCCGCCGCAGGTCGAGGTTGCCCTTGTCGGCGGCGAGCTGTTTCTTGATGCCGGCCTTCTGCGCGTTCAGGGCGGCCACATCGTCGGCCAGCGTTTTCGTCGCCTGGGCCCGCTCGACCCCGAACGACAGCGCGTCCAAAACGGCGGCGTTCGCGTCGGCGCGTTTCTGCTTGTCCGCCTCCGCCTTCTGGGCGCGGAGGTCGCGCTGCTGCCGGACGATGTCGAGCACCTGATCCTCGAGCGTGTGTTGGCGGGTGATGTCTTTCGTGATCCCGATCCGGGCGCGGATGCGGGCGGCGACCCGGCCGAGCGCCTGGATCTGTCCTGGTTCGCCCTCGATGTCCTGGACACGGCTGAGCGACCGGCTGATGCGGGCGTCGAAGAACGTGTTCCGCTGCTGCGCGAGCTCGGTCGGGGTTTTGCCGACGGCGGCGGCCACCTTCGGCCTCGCCTTGTCGACCGCGCCCTTCGTGTGTTTCGCGGCTTTCCTGGCGGCGTCAGCGACCTGCTTGTCGATCCGTTTTTTGACGTTCGGGTCGCTGCCGGTCTTGTAGGTGAACGCCTCGGCGATGATGTCGTCGGCGAGGAGGCTGCCGCCCAACTGTTGCCGCAGCTGCTTCAGGATGTCCGGCGTCGCCGTCCCCGCCTTCTTCATCTGCCCGATCTGTTTCGCGATCCGCGGCACGAGGACGTTCTCGACCTTGTCGCCCTTCTTGAACGTCCGGTTTTCGGCCGCCAACTGGCCTTCCTGAAGCGCCTTGATCTTCTGGGCAACGATCTCGGCGCCGATCGCGACGATCGCGATCGTCGCCGTATACGGGTTCGCGACCATCCGCAGCAGCCGGCCGCGGAGGATGTTGACCTTGCCGGTAGCGCCGCCGGCGGCCTTGCCGATCAGCCCCAGCCGTGTCGCCGTGCTGGCGATCCCGGCGGCGACCATCGCACCCTTGTACGTGACCCATGCGGCGGCCGCGATCTTGACGGTGTTCGCGAGACTGCCGGTGACGCGGTTGATGGCGGCGAGGCCGCCCTCCATGACGTGCAGGACACGCGTGACGTCCTTGACGATCGTGTGGAACGTCCGCTGCACCCGCTGCTGGTTGCGGGTGTTGCCGAGCCACGCGTTCAGCCGGTTCACGAGCCTGGTTATGCCGGGGACGAGTTGGGCGGCGAGCGTGCCGCCGAGGTTTTTCAGCGTCTCCCGGAGGATGTTCAGGCGCCCGGAGAGCGTCCGTCCCGCCGCGGCGGCGCTACCTCCGAACTCTTTCCGTAGCTCGGCGAGCACGATCCGTTGCGCCCTGGCGGTCTGCCCCGTCGCGACGAGATGCTTGACGAGCTTCTGCTGCGAGTCGGTGAACTGGACACCGACGCGGCGGAGCGCGGTCATTCCCCGCTCCGGGTCGTTCAAAGCCTTCCCGACCTGGATCGCGGACTTGCTCAAGTCCTGCCCCATGGCGACCGACAGATCCAACGTGGCTTTTGTCGCCTGGTCGAAGATGTCGTTGCCCTTGCCGGCCTCGTTCCGGACTGACGTGAACGTCAGCAGCAGGTTCTCCATGCCGCGGATCGCCTCGTCGTCGGTGCCGCTGAGCTTCAAAAGCTGGTCGCCCAACGCCTGGACGTGGCCGGCGGTGACGTTCGCGGCGCCACCGGTCGAGTGCAGCACCGCCTGCGTTTGCGCGGTCACACGCTGCGACTGCGCCATCTCCTCGAACGACGCGCGCACGGCAGCCGCCAACCCGGCGCCGCCGAGGAAGCCGGCGGACGCGAACGCGACCGCGCGACCGAGGCCACGGAAGGCGCCGGAGCCGGCGAGCGCGCCACGGCTCGCGCCCTGCATGTTGCGACCGAACGTCCGCCCCGACGCCGACGCGCGCTGGAAGCTCCGCTCGAGCGAACGGCTGTCGCCTACAAGCTCGACCTCGATCCGGCGTGCCACCGTCTACTCCTTCGTCTGGGCTTCCGCCCACGCGTAGCAGGCTTCGAGCTGGTCGGGCGTCATACCACCGAGGTCAGACGGTCGAAGGTGGCACCAGTGTCCGAGCCAGGGCTGCCAGTACCATTCGCTTCGGTGGCGACCGGGGCCGGCGCCCCAGTGGCCGAGGAATCCGCGCCAGAATCGTTCTTCGGCCCAGCGGGCGCGGTCGCGGGCGAGGGAGGGACGGCATCGTCGTCGACCTCTTCGCTGATGCCCGCGAACACCGTTTCCAGCTCTGAGACTTTCATCGCGCCGACGACCCGCCGGATCGACTGCGCGGTCTCGCGCGGCTCACCGCGCTGGACGGCGATGTGGATCAGGGCGGCGATGACGCCGGGGTGAAAGCCGTCGAGCTCTGGGATCTGGTCGAGGCTGAGCTGCGAGTAGTCCCAGACGACGATCGCCTCGTCGAGCGTGAGTTCGTCGAGGGGGACGAACTCGTAGGTTCGCCCGCTGACGTGGATGTCGGCCATTTAGCCTCTTTCGATTCGGTTGGCGATCCGGTCGATCGCCCGTTCCAGGTCACGGACGAGCTTCTCGGTGTTGTCGTCGAGCGCCGGGATCAGCGCCTCTCGCATCTGCAACTTCCCCCAGTCGGGGTTGTTGCCGGTCGTTTTCCGGAGTGACTGCTCGACCGAGATGCCGCGGCGACGCACGACGACGCGGTAGCCGTCCGCCGAGCGCTGCGAATACCGCGAGAACTTCCGTTCGCCGTCGTCGCGTACCGTCTCGGCGACCTGCCGCAACTCGTTCCGCACCTCCCGCCTGGTTGCCGGCGGCAGCGCCGCGACGACGTGCAGGAACGGCGTCAGGTTGCGAACCACCAGCCCCTGGACGCGGGCCATCTAGGCGGTGGCGCGGCTGACTCCGCCGATCAGCTTGAACGTCACCTGTGTGTCCGAGGCTGCGCCGAACGCGCCGTCGAGCGGGTGGTACTCGTACAGGCCGGCGGTCGCGGTGTAGGCCGGGTTCGTCGAGCTCGCCGCCGACGAGGTCGGCCGAACGAGGATCCCGAACGTCGAGCCGTTCGTGTACAGCGGCCACAGGGTCGCGTCGACCTTCGCCGCGGCGAAGTCCTGCCGGAAAGAAACCACGACCTCTTCGTCTTTGGAGCCGGGCAGGAACTCCTTGGCTCCTGCACTATTGAAGCCCGAAACCTCGACCTGGTCTCGAGTCAGGTTCAGGTCAACGTTGAACGCGTTATTGCTCAAATCGACGCCGTTTACGATAACGACAACGTCGTTGTTGATCATCTTCGCCACCGGGGACACTCCTCTCGTGTAGAGACGCCCGCCACGCTCGCGGCAGGTCGCAGGTTGGCCCGGTGGAAGAAACGCTTACGACGACAGGATCAGGCGGACGCGCCATTCGGCGCCAAGCACCCGCGACGAGCCCTGCGGAAACTCCCGGTGCCCGGTCATGTTCGCCACGAACAGGTCGTCGACGAGGCCGCCGAGCGTCCTGTCCGACTCGATCAGGCCGGTGACGTCGAGCTCGCCCATCAGCAGCCGGTCGAGCGTCTGCTGCGGCGGCACCTCGACCATCGTCCCTGTCACCGCCCGGATGACGACGAACATGTCGCTCGTGCCGCGGTCGAAGGTAACGCCCTCCTCGTCGTCGATCCCCCAGACCATGATCACCGGCATCCGGAAGCCGGGGTCGGGGATCGCGTACGGGCTCACCTCGATCCACGACTCGTCGACGTTGAGAGCCTCGAGGTTCGTGGCGAACGCCTGCCGGATCTCGGAGAACTCGGTCACCGGAACGGGATCGAGCGGATGTAGGGGCTGACGAGCGTGTCGAAGTCGGGGTCGGTGCGTGCCAGCCGAGTCGCCGTCCCCTCCGTGCCGTGCTGGAGGAACCCGAACGGCGCGTCCTTCGAGCGGCGCATCAGCTTCGCGACCAGGATCTCCGTGAACTGGCTGATGCCGGGCGGCGTCTCCGCCCAGCCGAACGTGCCGGCGATGCGGACGCCCCGCTGAACGTTGTACGGGAACAGCTGGCCGAGGCGCAGGTCGAGCCTCGTGAACGGCTCGCCGACGAGCGGCGCGTTCGCGGGGCTCAGGTGGTACTCGCTGCCCTCAGTCCAGGCTGTCCCGTAGCTGCCGTTGCCGCCCGTATCGATCTCGAGAGCGGTGACGGTGACGACGTCGTCGATCGGCGCCCAGAACAGCCGCGGGTCGGGCGTGTAGTAGCGCGTCTCGACGGTCGGGTAGAAACGCCGGTAGGTCAGCTGGTCGATCGCCCTCGAGGCGCTCGCGATCGCCCGGTCGATCCCCTCGTCGAAGACGGTCTGGGTGATCGACAGCGCGTCCTTGACCTGATCCCTGGTCACGTACATGTTGGAGGCGGAGACGACGACAGGGGCGGTCGAGGTGACCGTCAGCTCCTCGATGCCGACGACGGCGCCGAGGTCGCCGAGCGTCCAGATGATCGTGTACTGCCCGGCGGTGCCGGGGGAGGTGCGGCCACGGGCTGCGTAGACGCCGGCGGCGATCTCGAGGATGGTGGCGGTCGAGAACGCGGTGTGGGTGACGCCGAGGTTGGTGTTGACGCGCATGCCGAGCAGGCCGGTCTGGGCGCCGGTGCCGGTGTTGATCACCGCCTCGTAGGCGGTGCTCGGTTGAACGTTCATGCCGTCACCTCCAGCAGGTCGCGGACGAGGGCCTGGAACCGCAGCTGGTTCGCGCGGGTCGCCGCCAACACGCGCGGATCCGAGCCCGGGCCCGCCGTCACGTTCCGTTTGTGCGACAAGCCGACCTTGACTTCGCGCAGGATCATTCCGGCGAGGCGCGCTCGGAGCGCGAGGTCGTTGTCGCCGAAGTAGGAGGGCTCCTGGTAGCCCTCGTCGAAGCCGCCGAGCGCGCGCAGGTCGGCGGTCATGCCGGCGAGGCACCAGCCGTCGAGGTAGGGGAGCTGGATCCCGTCGACGTCGCCGTGGCGGTCGTGACGGAGTTCGGCACCGACGAGGACGCCCGGCTCGAGCGCGGCGCACAGTCGGGTCAGCCAGCCGGGCTCGCTGACGGCGACGTCGTTGTTGAGGAAGAGGACGGCGTCTCCTCC